TACGTTGATCGAGAATCCACAGAAAGAAATGTTGGTTCCTGTTCATGTACGATCTAAAGACGTTGAAGATATTAATGTAAAACGATCTAGATCGTACAAAGGTGAATATGGTAATAACGATATTCGAATCTTTGCTTCTTTATCGGATCGTATTCCAGTTATCGATGAATGTGTCAATTACAAAAATACCAAAGGATAAAATAAATATGTCAATTATGTCCAAGCTGCAAAAAAATTCTAAGATCAAACTTGCTGAACGTCTTGATCATTCAGAATTTTTTGGTGAGACTGAAGTGGTACCCACAGACGTTCCAATGATAAACGTTGCACTGACTGGTAAGTTAGATGGTGGAATTACCTCTGGTCTCACTGTGCTTGCGGGTCCATCTAAACATTTCAAAACTTCTTTCGCATTAAAAATTGCATCTGCATATTTAAAAGCGAAACCTGAATCTGTCATGTTGTTTTATGATTCGGAGTTTGGTTCGCCCCAGGCGTACTTTGAAACGTTCGGTATTCCCACAGACCGTGTATTACACGTACCTATCACTAATGTCGAAGAATTGAAATTTGATCTTATTAATCAGATGGAAAACTTAGACAAAGAAGATGATGTAATTGTGGTCATCGATTCAATAGGTAACCTCGCATCTAAGAAAGAACTTGAAGATGCGCTTGATGAAAAGTCAGTTGCGGATATGTCACGAGCAAAAGCACTGAAGGGTTTGTTTCGTATGACCACACCTTATTTGACAATGAAGAATATTCCTTTATTGGCTATCAATCACACCTACAAAGAAATTGGTTTGTTTCCTAAAGATGTGGTAGGTGGTGGTACAGGTATCTATTATTCTGCAAACAATATCTGGATTATTGGTCGGCGACAGAACAAGACTGGTACTGAGGTCACGGGTTATGATTTTGTGATCAAGGTAGAGAAGTCTCGTTTCGTCAAAGAACAATCCAAGATTCCTATCTCAGTATCGTGGGAAGGTGGTATCGATCAGTACAGCGGTTTGCTCGATGTTGCTCTCGCATCCGGACATGTTGTCAAACCATCTAATGGTTGGTATCAAAGAGTTGGTCAAGAAAAGAAATATCGTGCTGCAGATCTTGATGCTAACTTCTGGACAGAAATTCTTGAGCACCCAACGTTTGTTGAGTTCGTTGAACACATGTATCAAATTGGTCAACGAAGTCCGTCAGAAGAGCTCGACATTGAGGTGGAGTAATGGATCTTCAAAAAATTTCTGAAGATATAGATTACAAGTTAATCCCCGTTGATTATGATAACTCCCAAGCTTGGGAGGTGCGAATCCTTCGAGGAACGTTCACTGAAACTGTAATACGTTTCGGTAACGTTTCCCTCGATGGAAGGGGAGAAGATACTTGCTTAAAGTTTAATTTTATGGTATCATCTTCACCAGATGAAAATGCAATTCCGGAGAACATCGAACTCCAAGAACTTGCATCTAAAATTTTAACTGATATTATCGAAAGAAATATCTTAACTGGTAACCTTGATCTGAAAGACATTGATGATTGATTTAGAACAAACCATTCTACGAAATCTGCTTACAAACGAAGAATATATGCGGAAAGTTATTCCGTTTGTAAAACCCGAATACTTTGCTGGTACTTATCGTATACTGTTTAAACAGATCGATAAGTTTATTGGTAAGTATAACAAACTTCCAACGCACGAATCTTTTAAGATTGAACTCGATCAATCTGATGCATTCAACGAGGAAACTTATTCTCATGCGTTGGACATCCTACCTAACATCTTTGATCGTAAAGATGAAAACTTCGATTGGTTAGTAAATACAACCGAAGACTGGTGCAAAGACCGAGCGTTACATAATGCAATTATGGAATCGATTGATATTATTGATGGTAAACACCAGAAACTCACAAAAAACTCCCTTCCCGATTTGCTTCAAAAGGCGTTGGCGGTTTGCTTTGACACGAATGTAGGACATGACTACTTAGAAAATGTCGATGAGCGATTTGACTTTTATCATGAGCAAGAGGAGCGTATTCCGTTCGACTTGGAATATTTTAACCTGATCACCAAAGGTGGACTCCCAAATAAGACTCTGAACATCGCACTGGCTGGTACAGGCGTGGGTAAAAGTCTCTTTATGTGTCACTGCGCCGCCAACTGCCTTTCTCAAGGTCGTAACGTTTTGTATATCACCATGGAAATGGCAGAAGAAAGAATTGCAGAACGTATTGACGCAAACCTTATGGATGTTGCTATTGATCAATTAGATCATATGTCTAAAAAAATGTTCACGGATCGTGTACAAAAAATTCGTGATAAGACTAACGGTAAATTGATTATCAAAGAATATCCGACAGGTCAAGCACATACCAATCATTTTCGTGCGCTTATAAACGAACTAAGATTAAAGAAATCTTTTGTTCCAGAGATTATCTTTATAGATTATCTAAATATATGTGCGTCATCAAGAATGAGAAGTATGGGTGGGGCGATCAATTCTTACACGTATATCAAATCGATTGCAGAAGAATTGAGAGGTCTCGCTGTAGAGTTTGATGTGCCTATAGTCTCTGCGACTCAAACAACTCGATCAGGGTACTCCAATTCGGACCCAGGCCTAGAAGATACCTCAGAATCTTTTGGGTTACCCGCAACCGCAGACTTAATGTTTGCATTGGTATCGAGTGAAGAGTTAGAACGACTAAATCAAATTATGGTGAAACAACTTAAAAACCGATATAATGATCCTAACACGAACAAAAGGTTCTGCATTGGTATTGACAGAAGCAAAATGAAATTGTATGATGTTGATGACTCTGAACAGGATTTAGTTGAAGATGAAGATACTCCGGTCTTCGACAACTCTAACGTAGGACAACGGCTGAAAGGTCTAAGAATACAATAAGGAGAGGGTTATGGTTGCATTAACACCTATTGAACTTACTTGTGGATTTTTATTTTGTATGGGTTGTACCTTTTGGTGGGGGAAAACGGTTGGTGCGAAAGGTGCTTTCGAATACCAGTGGCAAGTTCTCGCAAACACTTTTTGCAGTGAGGGTGATACTCTTAGTGCAGAATTGCTGGAAGATGATGAAGAAACTCCTTTTTATAAAATTACTGTTAAACATCCAAATGGTGTTAAACGAGTAGTAAAATAATGAAGAAACCAACACTGTTTGTTATATTAGGAATCATTTGGTTTCTAATTTTATACAACTTTATTACGTGGATTGTACCAGATGAAGAACCGAAAATTGAAAAACCGATTGTGGATGAAACGAATGAACCGATATCAATTATTGTCGAACCAGTTGGACCAACGGTTGAAGAACAATATCTTATTGATGAACGTCATTGCCTTGCTCTCAATATCTATCATGAGTCTAGGGGCGATTCTTTTGCTGGACAAGCTGCTGTGGCAGACGTGGTAATGAATCGAGTTGAAGATTCGTACTATCCAAACACTGTGTGTGAGGTTGTGAAACAAGCGGTATGGGTTGAAAACTGGAAAGGTAACATGGTTCCTAAACGACACATGTGTCAGTTCTCGTGGTTTTGTGATGGTGTCAGCGATGACCCCGGCAACCCTGATGCATGGATGGAATCATACATGATGGCTGAAGAGGTCTTCGATAAAGGTAACTGGAGAGGTATGACTGAAGGTGCTACGCACTATCACGCTCTTCATGTTAGACCTAAATGGGTTAAAGATCGTGGTATGGAATACACTGGTACAATTGGACAACATGAGTTTTATAGTTGGCAAAGATAGTAGGATTTACAGCGAGTACGTTTGACTTGCTTCACGCTGGACACATCACTATGTTACGTGAAGCGAAAGAACATTGTGATTATTTGATTTGTGGTTTACAGGTTGATCCATCAATTGATAGACCTGATACTAAAAATCCTCCGGTTCAAACTTTGGTAGAAAGATTTACACAACTTCAAGGGGTTCGGTATGTAGATGAAATCATACCATACGTAACAGAAAAAGATTTAGAAGACATCTTGCAAATGGTGAATATAGATGTTAGAATAATCGGAGAAGAGTATAAAGATACCACTTTTACAGGAAGGGCAATCTGCGCTTCTCGTGGTATAGAAATATATTTTAATAGGAGAGACCATCGTTTCTCAACTAGTGATCTTAGGAGAAG